ACTGGACGTTCCAGGGGAACCCGGCCTGCGCGGGAACATCCCGCAGTGCCTGACGGTACGTTGCCCATGCGGTCTTGTCTACAGGAGCATCTGCCAACTGGGTCCAATCTGTTGCCGACAGGCGGCGTGTCCGATCATCACGGACTGCCTTGGCCTGCTCCGCATCCTTCATGGCCTTCCATGCGGCTTCCTGCTCGGCGGCAGTTTGGGCAGGCTCGGTGTCGGTCGCGGGGCGGTCAGTGAAGATCGGGCCAAGGACGTACTTGGTGTACCACTTGCCGCCAATCTGCTCCACGCCCTGGCGCATGGAGTATTGGTAGACCGTCCCTCCGGTTGCCTGCGGGCCTTCAAAGACCACATCCGCCCCGTATTGGTTCAGGGTGGCCTCGTCCAGTTGACCGAAGTTCAGACCACTCTGCTCGTGGATGTACCGACGCCACTCGTTTTCAAACATCACTGCGCCAGTAGCGCGGACTCTGATTTCCATGATTGCTCCTTATGCGATGGCGAGGTTGTTTCCGTAACTAAAACCAAACTTGTTGTGCCGCGCTCGCCATTCAACAGTTGGTCTCTTCATTCCTAGTGCTTCTGCCGCAGCCTTGGCGGTTGGGAAGAACCCTTGCGGGGTCGTCACTCCAATCGCCTTATAGTGATTTGCTCCGCCAATAGCAGCACTCATTTTCGCCTTGACTTCAGGTCTGTGCATAGGGTTTCGGTCACCAACAGACCACGGATGTGCCTTCCCTTTATTGGCCTTAGAAATCTTGTCTCTGACTTCTTGAGTCATCTCTTTGCCAAGATTCCCGTCCCTAACATTCTCTCGTCCAGTTCCAATGAACACATTGCCAACTTCGTATGGGCCTGCATCGCCATACCTACACATACAAAACTTGTTGGCTCCGCGCCCTCTTTCCTGCAACTTGCCAGAATCAACCCAAATACTCAGCCATTGTTCATAAGACAACAAAAACGGTATGCCCCTCATTGCGGCATTTTGTTTCTGCATCTTGTACTTGCTCATAAGTGTTGATCGACGCTTGGTGGCAGAGGCGTTTCTCGTAGGCTTCTCGCACTCCTTGCAAGACCTACGATAAGTCCCCGTGTCCTTCCTAAACTCAAATGCACTCAGTTCCTTTTCAACCAGACATTTTTTACAAACTTGCATGGCAACCCCTTCTTAGGTGATTGCTAACTATACCATACTCTACGCCACCGCAAGGAACACGAAGGTTCCCCCGTTTGCGTTGATGGCCGCAGGCGCGGTGCTGCTGATCTCAAACCCCGCGCTGTAGGTATCGATGTAGTCGGTGTTGGTCACCTCGGCAGCGGTGCTGTTGAGCAGCAAATATGGATCGTTGCCAGAAACTATTCCTCGTGAACTATCCCAACAGTACCAGTCACCCGTGCTGTCCGTGCGCTTAATCAGCACGAACCTCGCACCGCCTGTGAACCCACAGTCGATCTGAAGCGTTGTGCCTGTGCCGGTGTATGAGCCGACCTTGCTCACGCCGGGGCAGGAGGCGAAGAGATAGGCAACGTATGTATCCCCAGAACCATTTACTGTTGGGGAGGTTCCAACAGTAAAAACAGAGGATGTTGGTGCTGTGTTGTTCCACCACAAAGATGTAGTGAACGCCTGCTCAGTTGAATTTATAGCAGGGCCACGCATCGTCCATCCCAAGGAAGACCACCCTGTTCCCCAATCTCTCGTATTGCTACGCATCTTCGTAATAATCAACTCAGGCACAACGCCCAAGTTGTGATTCACTGTCCTCGCAGAACCCGTCCCCGTATAGCAAACCACATCAAAGAAGCCGGGGGCGCGGCGGAAGTTCCAGTTGATATTGGCTTGGGAAGTTCCACCCCAAGCGTTCATCTGATAACCAGTATTGTTATCAAAGCCCAATCCTGCGCCTGTACCCGTGTTTTCTGCGGCAGTTGATGTTGTAGAAAGATTGTTGTAGTAGGTCTGAGAACTGCCGCGCAGCCTATCCGTGACAAGCGTCGAGCCGCCGCCTCTATCGTCAATCCAGGCGCTATCGACCGGGAAGTTGGTCGTCACCAAAGCGTTGCCAGTTACGGCATTAGGACTAAACACACTCGTCCCCGTCGTCGGAGTTTTCATCGGGCCGCGACGGATGGCGATGTAGATGAAGACATCTCCGCTACCTAGTGTTCCAGGGTCTATGCTAAACCCAGTGGCATTCGGCCTAATTGAAACACTTGCGGCTGCTTCTGCTTGCGATGTGTTTGCCACCAACTGCCGTGCATCCCCAGACACCGGCATGCCTCGCATTACATCTTGCATGAACCATGCGCCGCCACCTTCAGAAGATTTCTTGAACAGAATCCATTGCGGTTCAAATCCAAGATTTACAGTTGCGTTTCCAGTCCATGACCCACACGAAATCACATTGTCCGTACCCGTCAGGCCAAAGCCTCCTGCGTCGTGGGCGAAGAGGTAGGCAACGTAGGTGACTCCGTTTTGATTTGTTGCCGCCGCATTTCCGGGTGTGAATGTGGTAGATGTCCACAGGCTGTTTTTTAAATGTGCGCTGGCGCCAAACTCCCACGTTTGATTCAAGTAACCGATTTGGTCAACAAGACTGCGGTGCGATACAACCCAATCGTTAGCACCACTTACCGTTTTTACAATAATGCACCCCGGCACACTACCTAAGTTGTGTGACACGGTTCTACTGGAGTTTCCATCCCCCGTATACGTCACCACATCAAAGAACTTCGGCTGCTTGCGGAATGTCCATGAGGCGTAGGTGCTGCCCGTCAAGTAATTCGTATACGGCACCATGCCGTTTATTGGCAAATCAAACCCATATGATTTTGGCACCGGTGCATCGGTAGCCCAATTTTGCTGTTGCGAAGTCTGCGAACTTATTAGGTATTTAGAAAATCCAGTAACCGAATCAGTCAGCACGTTTGGCGAATTGGCAAACGTGGAGTTATTTCGGCTCTTAATCCAAATCAACCCGTTATTGCTTGCTAAATTGATTCCGTTGGTGATGGTCTGCGTAGAGCCGTTGCCGGTGTAGAGCCACGTCGAGAACACGTCCTCGATGTAGTTGGGAACAACAGCAACGCCACCGCCGAAGCCATCGTAGCTTGCTGCTCCGCTAGTTGCTTGTAATGGCATAACTTAAGCCTTGAATTGAGTGACAGAAGCCAACACCGTATACGTTGCACTTCCTGTTTTAATAATCAAATAACGATAGCTGTCGATACCGCTTGCGTTACCCGCTGTAGGCGCACCACCGAGCCAGCGAACCGTAACACCAGAAGTCGTGCCGTCGATCTGAATTGAGTTGTTGAAGTACGCAGTAGACCCTTGAGTGACCAAGAAAGCGACTGTCACAGACTGTCCGGTAGCAAGAGCCGTATTCAGGCTCGTCCCACTAGAGGCACGGAAGTTCACCGTCCAGTTCGCGGAAGCATTGGAGGTGTAGTAAAGAACAGATTGAGTGGTAATGTCGTAGTTGATCGTGCCCGTAGCCGCCGTGGCAGATACCGTAGCGACTTCAGCAGCATCATTTAGCACCATCGCCAGGGCGCTAGACGAACCGCTAAATGTTTGTGTTGCGGTGAAGGTCTGAGCGACGCTCAATCCGGCAATGGTCGTGGTCGCATCAGGGAATGTGGCCGTCCGGCTTGCCGTCAGCGTTCCAGGAGTCAGCGTGACTCGATAAGAAGACGATCCACCAGCTCGACCCGCTACGATGATCCCGTCCTCGGACGATGTAGCCGTGCCGAAGGTCTGACCCGTGGCGTTGTAGAAGGTATTAGCACCCGTGAAGGCGTTATTTGCCGAGGTGCTGACGTTTCCACCAGATGCCCAACTCAGCACTCCAGAGCCGTTCGTTGAGAGAACCTGGTTCGCCGTGCCATCTGCGCTAGGAAGCGTCCATTGGACGTTAGAAGCGATGGAAGCAGGAGCCATGAACCCGACATAGTTCGTGCCGTTATCGGTGTCCTCGTACAGCTTCAGATCGGCTCCAGAGGATGAAGTCCCCTTGGCCGCGAGCGTTCCGACAACCGTGATGTTGTCACCCGCAGCGCCGGACTGGAAGTCCTTGAGCTGGGCCATAAGCTCACGAATGGCATCGTTGATACCACTAGGGGCGCAACCCTCCGCGATGTTGATTCCATCGATGTCGGTGTTATCACCAGCGGTGGTCGAAAACTCTGAGATTTTTGCGCGTGGCATCTGATGCTCCTTGATCGTCGCAGTTTATTGCTGATTCTCTTCTTCGCGCTGACGAAGTTGATACAAGAGATTAAGCGTTCTGAAGTCTAGGGGAGGCAATCGCTGTCCGATAGCCGTGGCAGTTGGAGTAATCCTGAATTCTTCAGGCAATCTAGCCTCCAGGTCAAGCAAACCTCTTCCAACTTGTCC